AAGTTATGTACGGCTCACAGGATGTAACCAATGATTGCAGTTACACGATTACGAAATCCGACAGCGTGACCGGCTCTTGGGATGTCGATACGCACACCTATACAGTCACAGGTTTGAGTGCCGACAATGGCTGGGTGGATATTAAAGCCACTTACCTGCAAACCTTGTCCATCACAAGGAGATTCACAATCGCCAAGCTCAAAGCCGGGAAGAACGGAGTCAACGGACTAGATGGTCTACAAGGAGAAAAGGGCGAACAAGGAGTTCCCGGAAAAGATGGCAAAGATGGAACAAATGGAGTAGACGGCAAGACATCATATTTCCACATAAAATATAGTTCCGTGGCAAATCCGACATCATCCAGCCAGATGACCAAAACTCCGTCCACATATATCGGCACTTATGTAGACTACGAACCGAACGACAGCACAGACCCAAAGAAATACACGTGGTCAAAATTCGAGGGGGCTGATGGTAAAGATGGTATTGCTGGAACGAATGGCACAGACGGAAAGACGTATTATCTACATATTGC